TCTAGGTGCAGTTGCCGTATCACGGCGTCGCTCGGTTCGGTCATTTCTGGGTTCCTTTCATTAGTCGGGATTTGATGAATGGCATGTCGGTGGGGCGCCACACGTACGCTTCAACGCCTGCCAATTCGAGGGTGTCCAACCAATTGCGTTGGGCTTCCGATACACGGCCGACGGCGCTTTTCAGTTCGGCAAAGATGACGCCGCGGGTCGGGTGGGCCAGCACTAGGTCGGGGAATCCGATGTGGCCTTGGGTGGGTGTGCGCCACCGGCCGGCGGCGTTTTGGGCTGGTAGTTGGTGATTCACTTTCCAGCCGGTCATGGTCGCCAATTCGACCACAGCCTGTTGGAATGCTCGTTCGCTGATTTTGAATGCGACGCTGGCGTCTTTCATGGCAGGGTCTCCATTGGTTGCAGTTCGTGGGCTGGCAGAACGTAGCAGTCTTGGCTGCGGCGGTATTCGGCCTCGTCGACGACGTAACCAAGGGTCGTCCAGCCGATCAGTTCGACTGTGTTGTACGCAACGACGATCGCTTTGATGTATACCTGCGACGGCGGGCGCATGTCCTGCGTGGTGCCGCGAATCCACAAGTCTTTGATGCCGCTGGACGTTTTCACTTCGTATGGGTCGACGTCGCGGATCGCTGGGTTGTAATGCCCGGCCATGCGGCCAGTCCACGGCAAGCCTGTCCACTCGGCAACGGCGGCTTCGCCAAGAACGCCAACAGTTTCGATTTGTTGCATTTGGTTGGCTGACATGGGTGTCCGGTTGTGGTTCAAGCGACGCTGTTGGATGGCGTTTTCGCGTCGACGAATCGCTTCGCCGCGAACGTCGATCATTTGGGCGTCGGACAGCCGGACGACGACCGGGTTAGAAAGCGTCATTTTCGGGTGCCTGTCTCAATTTGTCGATCTCGACGGACGCTTGCCGTTTCGTCAGGCTGGTGGGATCGCCGGGGTACCGCAAAGCCCGCAACATTTTGACTTGGGCTGGTGTCGCGGCGGCGTCACCGTTGCCGGTCGGGGCAGGCTGACCGCCCATGCGTTCCACTTTCTGCATTTCTTCACGGCTGGGCCGTTTCCCTGCGGCGTAGATCCAGTTCGCCAATGCCCGGCCGATGGCGCTGGTTTCAGCGTTCTCAACGTGGCTGGTGGCGTTCACACCACGGTCGGAGCGTTCCTCATAGGCGTGGCCGACAGCTGCGGGCACCGTGTCGCCGGCGTCGCGGTATACGGACGCATGAAACAGGATTGCGTGGTCGTCCATGCGGACGATCTCCGTGTGGATCCTGCCATTGGGGCGCGCCGCCCAGAACAAGGCCAGCCGTTCCTCGACGGTCGCATAGGTGGATAGGTCGAAAGGCATAGTCGGATACCTTCACTTTCTGTTGGATTATTTGCTGTATAGCACACGCCTGTTGCGGTAAATGAGGATTCTTTGTCGTTCGCTCATGCCGCCCCAAATGCCGGCCAGTCCGCGGGGCCCGAACGTCATCGCGTAATCAAGGCACAGCTGTTGGACGGGGCAACCGTGACAGATTTGTTTGGCAATGTTGCCGTCGCTGACGCGACCGGGCGGTGGGAACCACAACTCGAGCGGGTGACCGACGCAGGCGCCTTGATCCATCCACTCAGGCCGGCCGTCTAGCAAGGCAAGCTCCACGGTTTCCAGCCGCATTTGCCCTCCAGTTCGCGGGATTCCCACAGTCGGAACGCAAAGTGCAGATTACGCCAGGGGTCTGACATGGCTTCTTCGTACGGCATGCCGAACAGCTCTTCGACCCACGGCCGGTGGATCTGATTGATCTGCGTTAGCCCGACGTCCCAGTTGTGGGTGCCGGGCCCGCCGTACACCAACGGCTGACAGCGGGACTCTTTCCACAGCACTTTCCCCAACGTGTGGAGAACTTGCGGATCTGCTGGCCAGCCGGCCTGCATCGCCAGCTCCATCCACTCGACGCATTTCGTGTCGGCCGGCAGGGCCGCTAACGCGTCCCACACGGCCAGGTCGGCCTGCATGGCGTCGTGCGCCGCGGTCGGTGCGGCGGTGGTGGTGGTCGACGTGGCGGGTGCCGTTGGCGCCACGCTGGGGGTCGGTAACGCCAACGGCACCGTCACCGTAGCGACCGTGATCGGCACCGTGGACGAGGGTTCAGGGCTGTCGGTTCGGCCGGTGCCGAACACGATGAGCAGGGTGCCGTACACGGCAACGCATAGGGCAAGGAATCGTTTGAGGGTCATTGCGGGGTCTCCTTGAGTCGGGGCAAGGTTGCCGGTGACGGCGGTCTACCGGGGTCGGCAGGGCCGGTCAAGCACCGAACAGTCTTGCCCAAGTTTTGGGCCCGACGATCCCGTCCGCAGTCAGGCCATTAGCGGCCTGCCATTCCCGCACTTTGGCGTCCGTTTGGGGGCCGAACTTGCCGTCGACAGGGGTGATCCCGAGGGCGGTTTGGACGGCTTTGACGGATTGCCCCGTAGAACCCTGTTTGACGGGCTTTCCGGGGTATTTGGGTGCTGTGGGTGCGGAGGGGGTCGCCGGGGCGTTTGTAGCGCCTCCTAGGCGGTTTTGAATGGGGGTGGCGTCATGCCAACGGTCAGGATGGGTTTCAACGTGGATCCATGCGTCGCCTTTGCCGGGTGACCGGTTGACCCAGCCTTTCCCGGCTTCCCAGTATTGCTGGCGCCGGTAGTGGTGGATCCGTTGGATTCCGAGGGTCTGGTAGTTGGCGATCAGCCACGGGATGATTTCGCCTTCGACGCGAATCTGGTCGTTGTAGCGGAGGTCGACAGCTGCGCCGTACGCGTGGGAGCTCCAGGCGGTGCCGCCGCGGATCGGCCGGCGGTTGTAAATGCCGTCGGGCACCATGGCCCAAGTGGCTTTGGCGTAGGCCGCTAACGCTTGCAGGTTGGGGCTGGCGCGGTTGAACGGGGTGGCGTCTGGGCTGGTGTACGCGCGCTGGTAGGACACGAATTCAGGCATCAGGGTCGCCTTTGGTTTCTTTGTCTTTGAGGCCGTTTCCGGCCAGCAAGCCACCCAAGGCGCCGACAAGGGTCATCACTAGCGGGTTGAGGATCGCCCATGCGGATTCGTCATTGGGGCTGACTTCGAGGGGCTGGACGACGAACAGGAGGCCGTAGAGCAGGGATCCGACGGACAGCATGAACGTCAGGGCTAGGCAGACGCCGATTACGAGGATGAGGCGGGCTTTGATTTCGGAGTTGCTGTATCGCTTCATGGTGCGTCGGGGCATCGTTGGGCCTCGGGTGCAGTTTCGCAGGTGTGGCGAACCCTGTCAGCGCATCCGGCCAGCAGGATGAGGGCGACGAGGGCGGCGCGGATCACGGCAACGGGTTGTTGTTGATGTGGTCGACGCAGGTCGCAACCCATACTTCGTATTCGTCGTCGGTCATGGTTCGTTCGACGTCGTCAACCTGCACGAAAACGGCGTCTTGGGGGTACAGGGCTTTGTATTCGTCAATGGTCATCGGTTGCTCCTAGTTCCTGTAGCCGTAGACACGAATCGTGCCGCCGGTCAAAGTTCCCGTGGCGGGAATAATGTCGAATGATGTGTACGCAGTAGCGACCCGGTGTTCGCCTACCATCGTTCCGTAGTTGCTACCGTTCTGGTACGCCCCACCGCTGAACTTTGTGTATGCCGCCAAATTTGGGCCGAAGACCTCGACGCGAACATGGGACGCTTGACCAGCGTTTCCTCCGCCGACCCATGACAGGTTATTGGCGTTATCTTGGCCAACACCTAGCGGCGTTGAGGTGTTGCTGACTCCATAGTTCAGGAACTGGTAATACCCGGTGGTCGACGCTCCCAGTCTCAGGTTGAGGCTGGTGCTAGCGGACTGAGTGCCACCAGTAAGGGTGATGAGATAGTTCTCGTATGTGCTTGAGAAGGCGCTGGTGACGGTCACGGACGAAACGGCCGAACCGACTGTCTGCGTCTTAACCAGCCATAAGCCGACAGCGTTCATGTCGGACGCATTCAGAACGTCGCCACTTGCGAATGAGGGGTATGTCATCGTTTAGCCCAGCCTGTCTACGTTCAGTTGATCGGTGTCGAGAATGAAAGCATGGTTGTCGGCCCAGTTGCCAAGGGACAGCGTAACCACCGTGTCGGCCGGGGTCACGGAGATTCGACGACCCTTGATGACGCAGTACGCGGTCTGCGACGACGCCCCGGAACCCGTCCAAGTAATTTTCAACCGTTGCCACAAGCCTTCTTCAATGGACAGTAGAGACGCCCACTTTGAATGGGCCGCGCTGGCGGCTAGTCGTTTGACCAGCGTTGCCGACGAGCTGATCTCGACCGGCGTAAATCGGCTGGTGCCGTAACGATTCGTTAGTCGGGTTGCCATCGTTTGAACGTCCGTGGCGTTTCTTATGAACGTGTTGGTGTAGGCGGCTGTTCGAGATCCGTACGTTGTTTGACTGCCCGAATTGGTTGTATTTGTTGACGCCCCGGTGTAGTTACCGCGAATTTGGACTTGCGTAATCAACGTGTCGTTGTTGAATTCCTGTCGGAACGTGTCATTTTCAAATGGCAGTTTTGTACCTGACAATGACCCCGGCGGGTCGAATTCGTAGTCATGTCGGTATGCGGTGTCAAAAGTGTTCGTTGACGGCAAATACCGGCCGTTGTATTGAACGGACGTTCCTGATTCAACGATCGTTGTGGCCCAAAGAACGGTATTTGCCGACGGAATGACTGATGTTTGCCACAAATCAGCGAACGATGAGTACGTCAAACTGGCCGTGTCAGAAATAACGTCCGGGTTTGCTACAGCGTAGGAAGTTAGACCGGACAACGTGCCCGTTTTTCCTAGTCGCGGGTAGAAAAGCGTCGAATAAGTTGACGCGTCAAACGCAACATTTACCGCCGTTTGATAATCGGTCGCTGGGAACGCTGGCACAGTTGGAGGAACTGACCGGCCACCGACCGTGTAACCATCTAACGCGGTGATCGTGACTGTGGAAAACACGCCGTCGTCCTGCAGATCGAAGTCCGTGATAACGCCGTGAAACACCTGTTTTGTGACTGTTGACGTTGACGTGATCGTGGTGGAGACAAACAAGCCTAACGCGAACCAGTCGGTCGTGCCGTAGGTGCCACCCCCGCCGGGGGTCAGGGCGC